AATGTAAGTGGTAGCACATCACTTAATGGCCAATTAATCATAACAGGCTCATTAACTGCATCACTTTCTAACGGATATGTTTTAGCGGGTAATGCAAGTGGAATAACATATGAGGTGGCAACATCTTCATTCCAAGTGGATACAACGGCATTCGCAACAACTGGAAGTAATACATTTATTGGAGACCAATTTATAACAGGAGCAGTTTATGTTTCAGGTGCATTAGGACAAATAGATTTAGATACTGTTAATGGATTCTTAAGTATATACAATTACAATGACGGAACATCTGTATCTGTAAATGCTTCATCTGAAACTGGATCAATTTCAATGATTGCAACAGGTGATAGAGTAAGTATTAATGATGGTGGATCGGATTGGTTCTACGCAACAAATGATGGACAAGGAAACTATAGCGCTGTAAATTCTGAAAGAGATATTATAGTAACAGGAAGTGTAACTATTACCGATGTTCTACAATTAGGTCAGTTAGACCCACTCCCTGGAGGTGCTGATGGACAATTAGCAGTATCTGCATCCAATCTATACTTCTATAGCGGAAGTGCATGGAATCTAATTGCATTCGCATAAAAATAAAAAAATTACTATAAAAAACAACTTTAATGTTATTATATTAACTGCATTTAAAAAATTAAAAATTATGAACGCAAAAAACGTATTGAACAAGATAGTAGAGTTCCTTTCAGCGAATGAAGTGGAATTAACATATGCTAAATTAGCAGACGGAACTATCGTAGAATCTCCAACCTTTGATGTAGGAGAAAAATTAGAAGTAGTTTCAGAAGATGGAACTAAATCACCAGCTCCAAACGGAACACATGAGTTGATGTTGAAAGATGAATCAGGTAGTGAGAATCTTATCAAAGTAAGAACTGAAGATGGTGTTATCGTTGAAAGAGAAAACGTTGAACTTGAAATGGTAGAGAAGAAAGACATCCCAGAAGCAGGTACTTATACAGAAAGTGATAAAGTTCCTGACCAACCAGGTTCTGAAATCAAAGGTACTTTTAAAGGTGCTGAAGAAACTGAAGAAGTGGATACACTTCCAGAAGATGCAGAAGCAGGTTTAAAGCCTGAAGATGAGAAGCCTGAAATCGAAATCGAATTAGGTAAGAAAATGGAAAGCATGGCATACAGAATCGAAGAGATGGAAAAGAAAATTGCTAAAATGGAAGCAATGATGCCAGCAACCGATGAAAAAGTAGTAGAAGAAGTTGAAGAAGAAATGGAACTCCCTAAATTAGATGGAGCACCAGTTGAAGAAGCAATGAAATTCTCTGTTGAAACAAATAGAAAAAATTATGGTAAGAAAGAAACAAATTCACAATCTTCATTCTTATCAAAACTTTATAAATAAAAATTATTAACTTTTTAAAAAAGGAAAAAATGAAAACAAGACAAAATTTCGCACTTCCTACAATCACCACAACTTATGCTGGTGAGGCAGCTTCAGGCTATATCGCCGCTGCGTTGTTAAGTGCAAACACTTTGGATAAGAAGCTTGTAACTATCATGCCAAACGTGAAGTACAAATCTGTAATCCAAAAATTAGACGTTTCTGGTATCGTACAGGACGCAAGTTGTGATTTTACAACTTCAGGTTCAGTTTCAATCTCTGAAAGAATCCTCGAACCAAAAGAATTGCAAGTTAACTTACAATTGTGTAAGCAAGAGTTCGTTGATTCATGGGAAGCTTTGCAATTAGGATTCTCTGCATTCGATGAAATTCCAAAGAACTTCAACGATTTCTTAATCTCTTATGTTGGTGGTAAAGTTGCAGAAGCAACCGAACAAAACATTTGGCAAGGTTCTAACACAAACGGTCAGTTCGCTGGTTTCCAATCTATCCTTTCTGCATCTATTGCAGCAGGTGGAGCAACCGCAGTATTGGCAGCAAAGAGTGGTTCTACAGTAATCTCCGGATCTGTAACTTCTGCAAACGTATTGGATAAGTTGAACTCTGTTGTAAACACTATCCCTGATACTGTTTATGGTAAGCCTGATGTCCTGTTGTATGTTTCTACAGACGTAGCAAAAGCATATCAGCAAGCATTAGCAGGTGGTGCTATCGGAGCAAACGGATGGAACAACCAAATGAACGTTGGTGAAAAACCATTCAACTTCAATGGTATCGAAATCGTATGGTGTCCAGGTATGAGTGCTTCTAAAATCGTTGCAGCTCAAAAATCTAACTTATTCTTCGGAACAGGTTTGATGAGTGATTACAACGAAGTTAAAGTACTTGATATGGCTAACATTGATGGTTCTCAAAACTACAGAATTGTAATGAGATTTACATCTGGTGTTCAGTTCGGTATCGGACAAGACATCGTTTACTACGGTGCATACTAATCATTAACTAACTAATTAAAAACAAAGTATATGGCTTGTAATTTAACGCAAGGACGTCAGGAAGTTTGTAAAGAAAGTATCGGTGGTTTAGCCGGTGTCTACTTTATCAACTATACTACTGGCTCCTTTACAAAGAACGGAAGTGGTCAAGTTACCGCTTTACCCACAGGTACCACAGTATATTACTATGAACTGAAGGGAAACAGCTCATATACTGAAACTGTAAACTCCTCGAGAGATAACGGAACTACATTCTTCTCACAAGAATTGGTTCTTAATCTTAAGAAATTGACAAACGAAATGACGACTCAGCTCAAATTGATGGCATATGGCCGTCCGCAGATCGTAGTTTGGACAATGAATGGAGATGCATTGTTGGTTGGTGAAAGAGAAGGTGCAGACGTAACTGCAGGTACAATTCAAACAGGTGGAGCATTGGGTGACCTTTATGGTTATTCAGTAACCTTCACAGGTCAAGAGCAATTGCCAGCTGCATTCCTATCCGGAAGTACTACAACTAGTCCATTCGCAGGATTAAGTGTACAACCAACTATCGTATATAGCTAATTCAGTATAGGCTAACAAATATATTAAACCCTACTCTTAATTGAGTGGGGTTTTTTATTTATTTGAATATGAAAGGATAAATCGGTGTTATTATTATATAAAAACGAGCTAATGCTATCTTATTTTATATCTCAATCCAACAATTACGTATTCAGAACACAACCTACTGCAAGTTCAGAGTTTACTATGTCTTTGACAGATATGACTACGTTGGAAACATTTACAGGAAGTATAACATCAATGTCTTTTGAAGGATATGAAAGTTATGTTTCTTTTTCTTTGTCAATTAGTGGTGCAATTGTAGGTGAAGAATATCGTGCAACACTTCTTAATTCAGGAAGTGCAGAACCACTTTGGAATGGTAGTATACAAGTATACGCATCGCAATCACTTGATAAATCAGTATACGAAAATAAAAATAAACAATATATTTCTCATGTTAGTGAGAATAGGTACATCATAATGGATTAATATGAAATCACAACAGAACTTTTCAGTTATCAATGTAAACAATAATACTCTTCCGATTATATCAGAAGATACTAAAACACGTTATGGTTGGATTCCATTTGGTGTTTATGGACATGATGACTTTTTTGATGCAGTAACGATTGCATACAACAACTCTACAACTAATGCTGCATGTATTGAAGGTATTGCAGACTTAATATTTGGTAAAGGACTTTATAGTAAGAATCCACAATTCCAAGCGGTATTAGAAAGAGTATTACCACAAGAAGAAGTAAAAAGAGTTGCTTTTGATTTTAAATTATTTGGTAATGCTGCATTGCAAGTATATTGGAACGATGACCACACAAAGATAGTGAAGATGTATCAGGTTCCAGTTCAAACACTTCGTGCAGAAAAACTTTACTCTAATCCACGTATTGAAAACTATTACTATTGTGTAGATTGGAATGACCAAAAGAAAGTAAGAGATAAAAAGAAAATACCTGCTTTCGGCACATCTGAAGAAAAGATGGAAATACTTTACATCAAGCATTATTGCCCAGGTCTTTACTATTACGCATTGCCTGATTATGTATCAGCATTACAATTTGCAGTAAGTGAAGCAGAATTATCTAATCTACATTTACATAATATTACAAATGGTTTCTTACCGCTTGTAATGGTAAACTTTAATAATGGTGTTCCTGCTCCTGAAGAAAGACAAACAATTGAGGATTTGCTTCAGGCTAAATTCACAGGAACAAATAACGCAGGACGTTTTATGTTATCATTTAACGATGACCCTGCTACCGCACCAACGATTAATCCAATCTCTATTGATAACTTACATGAGAAGTTTCAATACGTTGCAGAATACGCACAGGATAGAATCCTTGTAGCACATAGAATTACATCACCTTTATTGTTTGGTATCAGAACTGTAAACAACGGATTCTCTTCTCAATCAGAAGAAATGAAAACAGCATTCTCTATTTTACAAACAATGACAATACTTCCATTCCAAAATATTATAATTAATGCATTAGATTATGCATTCCAAATTGGTGGATATGATAGTAGAGAATTGTATTTCGAACAATTAACTCCGCTTGTAATTCTTTCTACAACTGCAGAAGAAACAGGTAAATCAATCGAACAGGTTGAAGATGAAGTTAATGATTCAATGCAAACAAGCGAAGAAGGACAAACAGATGCAGAAGTAAATCCAGATTCAGTAATTCCTAAAAAGGATTTAGAAATGAAAGAATTTGTAAGACCTGCACATTTTAATAAAGAATACGAAATAATGAATTAATATGGCATACGCACTATTCATAACAAGAAACGATATAATTAAAAATTCACCTCTACAGGGTGCAATTGATGCGGATTCTCTTTTGCCGTTTGTAAGAACTGCACAGGACAAATATCTTAAAAATCTTTTAGGTACTGTTCTGTTTGATTATCTTCAAGCGCAAATAGAAGCAGGAACATTCTCTACGTTGAGTTCATATTATCAGGACTTAATGGATGACCACATCAAATACACACTTTTGTGGTATGCATGTGTTGAATACATTCCATTCTCTTCTGTTCAATTCAAATCCAATGGTGCAGTTAAGCAACAGAGTGAGCAAGGTATAGCACCGACTAAAAGTGAAATAGATTATTTAAAAGCTATGGCACAAGCAAATGCAGATTATTATGCATTGAGATTGCAAAACTATTTAATCGCTTACTCAAATAATATTCCACAATATTTGGAATCTGTTGGAAATCAAACACAGATATATCCTGATCAAAGCAATAACTACTTTCACGGAATCCAATTATAAAATATGCCACAACAAATTGTACATAATACAGGCGTAAACTACTCATTATACTACAATGTTCTTAATTATTTTAAGACAATAATGAGAAATCATCCATCCATTCAATCTGTTACCTATGGTGATATTGATACGATAGATGATAAATCATACCCTGAATATCCATTAGGTAATATCTTAATAACCGATTCATCATTCGGAACATCTACTACAACTTTTACAATTCAATTGATTGTAGCAGATAAACAAAAGTTATTAAACAATGAATCTTCAGGCTCAACCAATGCACAAACAATTCCATTTTATGGAGTTGATGATATGGTAGATATACATGCAAACACACTTGCCATTTTAAATGACTTAACTTCATATACGCAAAGAGGAGTTGCAGGATTTGAAATAAATAGTGATATAACGTGTACACCATTTTCAGACCGATTCGACAACGGTTTGGCTGGGTGGTCAGCAAACTTTGAACTGACAACTCACAATGATAAAAATCGTTGCCTTTTTTTTTTAATTAATCCGTCTGGTAGTGGATATATTATTGAAGATTGTGCTGATGGTGAAAGGTATAAAGCAGTTTTAACCGAGAGTGGTAGTATAGGTCAGGTGTTTGCAAGTAGGTATTATCCTAAATCAAACCGTGATATCACTACCTACTACGATTTGAATTGTTATACTATTGTTGATACATTTAGTGGTGAAGATGATTATGATTTTGTCAACTTACCAATAATGTATCTACCATATAGGGATTTTGAAACGTGTGAATGGTGTGAGTTATGGACAAGTCCACAAATATGGTCAACAACGCCACAAAACTGGGATACAGGAACTGACGTTGCATTTAGACAATGGCAATATGATTAAAATATAAACACATGGGAGCATCTTTATCAAGCTTATTTATATCTCAAAGTTATCAGAGCCTAATACATTTAGGTGATGATACAACAATTAAAACATTTACCGCAACACCTGCCGAATTGCAGGATGGATTTGGTAATGGTAGTGGAGTTCTATTGGACAACGCCGGCAATGTAATTGCTTCAGGCTCACTTAAAGTTGTAAATGATATTTCATCTTCAACGCTAAATGGAGTTGGAAATGTAACAATATATTCTGCTTCAGTAGCAAGCAGATTAGCACAATTAGAATTTGATTCTGCATCGCAAGACCAAAGATTAGATTCATTAGAGTTTTTCAGTTCATCACAAGAAGCAAAAGATACAACATTAGCATTATATACTGCATCTGTTGATTCTAAATTCAGTGCAATTGGAGTTTATAGTTCATCAATGAACATTTATACTCAATCTACAAACGCTAGAATTGATTCTATTGAAAATTATACATCATCATTAAAAGGTGCATTGACTGTAAACGGAACAGATGTAACTTTTACAAATGATATTACCGTAACAGGTACAATTAACGCATATGAGATAATTACAACGATTGAAAGTTCATCCGTTATATTCTCATCAGGCTCCAATATTTTAGGAGATGCACTTAATGATACACAAACACTCAATGGAACTGTGATCGTATCAGGTTCGCAAAATGTGTCTGGCTCTGTCTATGTCACAGGTGAAGTTTCATCATCAACTATTGCAGGAATAGGTAATGCTACTGCATTTTCACAATCGCTTGATAGTAGATTGGATTATTTAGAAGGTCCATTCTCTACATCTGTAAATAGTAGATTAGATAATTTGGAATTATATTCTGCGTCGTTTTCTACAAACTACGTTTCGCAAGCACAACTTGCAGCAGCAACTGGTGCATTAGAAACAAGTATTGCAACAAAATTAAATACATCATCGTTTAATGCGTATACTCAATCGGCAGATGCAGCATTAAATAATTTATCGCAATCTGTATCTTCATCAAATGCAGCAACAAATGCTAGAATAGATGGATTAACATACTTTACAGGAAGTTATGCAACAACAGGAAGTAATACATTCAGAGGTAATCAGGTATTTTCAGGAAGTGTTAGAGGTGGTGTTATAGCATTAACAGTATCATCGCAGACTGCAAGTATGGATTGTAGTTTAGGTAATTTCTTTACACTAACGTTACCATCTTCATCTACAACATTTTTAAATACAACAAACATTAAACCAGGACAAACAACACAACTATTAATAGTTCAACAATCAACAACAGGAAGTTTAAATTATTCATCAAATATTTTATTCCCAACTGGTAGTGAT